CCGTGTATTTCTTCCATAGCCAAGGTACTTTTTCATCATACACAAGGCTATCACCATCTTCTCGAACCTTACATGTATGGTGGCCCCTTAAAGCCATCAACACACATGTAGGGAACACATTCTTTTTTTCCTTCTCGACCCTCCTTCTTCTCGCGCGTAGGAACTTCAACGTAGCGATCTTGACCAAAGATTTCTTCGGTCGATACTCGTCGGTAATCGGGCGCGACAGGACCACCTTGCCCGGCCACAGCGGTAATCTTTGCTCTCTCATCTTCTTCAGAGATCGCATAAAAAGATTACCTTGGACCTTCTCATTGACTGGGACGTCAAGTGTCCAGACTTCTTCAGCTGAGACCTGAGGCCAACTCTTGTCCTTTCGGAGAAAAGCTGCCTGGCTCTTGCTGGCAGTCGACATGGGAAGGTCCCCAGCCACGGGGGGGGAGACATGGTCGTGCGTGAAACGTGCCGCTCGCGCGACTCGGTTTCGAACGGGGGAGGGGAGGCGGAAGAATGTCTTTAGACCCATTCCTACTTCCATGAGGTTTATATGTCTGAAAAGATACTTATGACGGTCTGCCTGCAGAGCTAAGTATCTTCGGGAAAGATTGTTTGAGCCCAGCTCAAAAACAGTCTTGTTAAGGACCCGGACAAAATCATGGAGGGTGTTTGGACGCTCCGGGATTCTCAGTATCGGTAGTACAGTGAACTTTGTTGAAAAGTATGTACTGTTTATTGTCAGATACTTGTCGGAAACCATTGTTTTTTTAAGGTTTGCCGACATCCCCAGTTGGGGGAGAACGCTCAGGAATCTTTCGTAGGCCCATTGTGGCAATTGCATGACTAGATCGTCACCATTGATCAAACAAGGGAACCGAGGCCCCTCAATGCCTCGCGTCGCGTATAAAAACGCAATACGGTTTTGTAAGCAAAGGAGGGGGAACGAAAGAAGCGAGCCCATTAGTTGCCCTCTCGAGAGGAGATGGGTATCGTCAACTAATGGCCGGAGGTGAGGTAGGAATCGCTGCCAGGTTTCAGGTCTGCATGACAGTCGCGCAAGAGATGTTACAATCTCTTCAGCGACCTCCACTGATAAATTATCAGTCGCGGCAGAATAGTCAATACTCTGCGTCAGTGCACCTGTCTTAAAACCGGCGTCTAGGAAGGATTGTTTCTTTGGGGTGCCTCGTAGCAGCCATTTCATCTTTGATAACTTGTCGTACAATAGCTTATGCAGTGGCTTAAAAACCAACGTCTCATTGCTGTGTATCGATACGCTTCTATGTTTGCCCGCACTAGGTACGGAGGAGAAGCGAACCAAAGTTGAGATGGGCTCCATCTTGAAACACATTCGGCGGAACCTCTTCACATCATGATCCCAACTGAGCCGCTGACCGCCAAGACTTTTTTTAGTCTCAAAGCAGGCAGTTTTTGGCGGAACCGTTTTCATGACATATTCAGAGTAATGTTCATCGAACCCTTT